ATGAGATCATCACACATTTTGTCCCCTGAAAAGTATTCGAGATTGATAACAAATACACTATTGTGTCCACCTGAAAGAATTGCACTCTCTGACTTTGCAAGATCTGGATCAGATAAGGCTAAGGCATCTTATGCCACAGACGATCTGACTGTGTTCAAAGGAACTGGTCCTTTTGGCTTATTCCAAACAGTAAGGACAGACAGAAAACTTTCAGTATTTGAAAGGAGACATGGTATCTCTAAGTGGATAATACCTGAAGATTTTGCGAATATTGATAGGAAATCATCAATAGGACCCGATTTTCTATTTACCATATTTAGGAACACCAGTGTGAACACACTAGACACTAGCCTTGGGGTTAACAGTTTTTATATTAGGATGGCAGAGCCTTGGGTATCGTATGACAGGAATTGTTTCATTGTGTCAAAGAACTCTCCAATGGCACCGACACTGGGTGGTGAAGGGGCAAGGATATCACATAGGCAAGTAAGAGATAGATTCATGGCATTTTCGCTTCCTGCTGCCTCAGCAGAGTTAGAAATAGCATTCAGAAGGTGCATTAGACATGCTGAGTTTGAAGTAATGGAAACACAATTGACAGTGAGACTCACTGATGCAAAGTCACTCATGGAGTATTTGAAAGAGCAAGAAGCAGAGAGTTTTAGGTCGTCAGTGACATCACCATCCATTCAGACTGTTACACTCAGAGGTCAAAGCGCTAGTGATTCAGATGCCTATTTCCTATCAATAATAAAAGCCATGTCTGGAGTTAGAAGCAAAAGACTTATCAATGAATTTAGGAGATCCCAAGTTGCTTATGATTCAATTACCATTCCAGAACCAAGAGAACCTGTAAATCTACTAGACACAATTGTATTTGCTGACAATGCAGTTTCACTGTACAATAAATTTGTGAGAAGAGATACCAAAATGATTATCCCCAACAACGTCGATGACATGAGGCAACTCTGTTTGGATATCCTTAAGAATAAATTTACAGAAAAGATGGGACTAATA